GCTCCGTTGCGCAGACGACATGCCGCCCATGGCCGCCTCCGCCTCGCGGATCTTGGCGACAAGCGGCTCATACACGTCGCGCGGCAGCCCTGCCGCTGCGGCGCGGTACTCGGCGACCTCCGCGCGGGTCTTGCCCAGCGTGGCCGCCATGCGTTCCAGCGATTGCCGAGCGCGTAGCTGCGACGCATTGAGCTTCTGCGTCGCAGCTTCGCCGGCCGCACCGATTCCCGTCAGGCTGCCCGCCGCCTTGACGGAGGCCGCCGCCGCAGTCGCGGCCAGGCTGTTTACCTCCTGGCCGATCTCCCGCACTTCGGATTTAACGCTGCTGCCGTCCGCCTCAAATTGCAGTGTGGCCTTACCAATAACGTCAGACATGTCAATCCTTGTGTATCTCGTCCAGCGCAGCGAACTCGCATACACGCACCGCGTCCCACACGCGAGGCCAATCCTTGCGTGGGACGCGCATCATGCGAAGTACGAAAGGGAGTGCCTGGTAGTCCAGCCCCACGGGGCCGCTGGCGCCGACGCGCCATTGCGTCCCCATGGAACAAAAGACTTCGAACGGCAGAGCGTTCTCAGGCAGGAGCTGCACGGCTGGCGGTCGCAAATCCTCCTCCGTCAGGCCCAACCAGGCGTATTGATCGGAGGGTGGCGCGCGCCAGTAGTGCCGGCGGGCAGCCGCGATCAGTTTCCCCGGCGGTACTCCGTCAGCTCGTACAGGTATTTGTCGAGGATCGCGTTGGCCGCGCGGCCGTGGTAGTTGCGCAACAGCAACGCGAAGTTTTCGGGCGAAAACTCGGCGTCAACCGCTTCCCACCCGGAGACGATTTGCAGCAACCATTCCGCGTCCGTTGACGCTTGGGCTCCCGCAGCCAAGAAGGCGTTCAATTGATCTTCATCCTTGTGCTTAAAGATCAACCGCAACTGCTTCGGGTCGCCGCCACCGGGAACGGGAATGTCCACGGTGGCGGCGAACGTGGGCGCCGGCGTCAGGGAGAAGGCGGCGCCAATGGAGGCGGCGAGGACCGTCTTGTTCATGGTCATATCTCAGTCTCCTTAGGCGCTATAGCGCGTCGGCGCGCCGGTCAGCGACAGCGTGACCTGCTGCGTCATGGCTTCGTTCTTGGTCGTGGTGGGCATCTCGCTGAACGTCACATACGCCCGGAAGTAGATCGTGGAGCCAGACGGCAGACGGAAGCGGATCACGCGCGGGAGGCGGTCGTCGTTCGCCTCCTTGAGCACCTGGTACTGCGGGAGCGTGTCGTCGTCGGCGATGGTCAGAGTGATCGAGCGCGCGCTGCGCGTGGTCGGGATCTGGCGCTCGTCGCCCGTGTCTTCCAGGAACGAGTAGTTGTAGAACTGCTGCTCGCCGCCCTGGCTCGCCGATTCCAGAACCTGGGAAATCTGCATCCAGTCGACCACGCGGCGCACTGAACCGACACCCGTACCGGCCGGGAAGCGATTTACGTCCGTGGTGTCGATGCCTTCCAGCGACAACGTGTCCGCATCCGAATTCGCAGCCCGCGCTACTCGGCCATCCAGCGCCGTCCATGCCGACGCCATTTCCACCACGTCGCCGTCGCTGATGCCGTGTCCCGCCGCCGTCACCACAGCGGGAACGGCGTTGGAGACTGCCGTTGCAGCCACGACGGCCGCATAGGTCTTTGCGATCGAGAAAATCGCGCCATTGGGAAGTTTCACGCCCATTTGGGCCTCCTGAAAAAGAAAAAGCCGCCCGGAGGCGGCTGAGTTGAAAGCCCAGGGCGGGCTAGTCTTTGAACCAGATGGAAAAAGTCTGTTTGCGTGCGTATAGGCCCGTGTCGGGCTCGTGATCGGAAATCGCGCCGCCCTCGGTCTGACCGAGAAGGCGCGGATCCAAGCGAATGGCGTCCTCCGCTCGGCGGATGATCCTGGCTGCATCCGTGTCCACCTGTGCCCAGACATCGACCTGCAGGGTGCCGTTGCGCTTGTCGGGAACGCCCTCGAGGAAGTTCAGCGGCTTTCCGCCTATCCAGTGATACGTGATCCGAGGCGACTTTGCCTCGGGCGGCGCAACTCCCGGATACACCTCGTCGCTCACGAGCGGCCCCAGCACCGCGAAAATGTCTTCTTCAACCATGGGAATGCTCCGCGATGATTTCCGCCGTCAGTTCACCCGCACGCTTGCGCGACGCCTCCAGCGCCTTCTCGTAGAAATCGAAGGCCGGCCGGATGAAGGGCTTGGGGCCGTGTCGGCTATTGCCATACTCCATCCAGTAGCCGTGTGGGGCCTTGGTGTGGTTCCAACTGATTTCGTACAGCTTCACGGAGTCGCTGGACTTGTCTTCCGAAAACACTCGGTAGATAGCCTCCCGAAGCTGCCCCGGTTTGATCCCCGTCTTGTCCGGCCCCACGTACAGGGGAGCCAGCTCGCGGGCGCGGTCGTAGAACACCAGCGCCCCCGCGTGAGCGGCCGGCCTGGGGACGCGCTGTTCCAGCGATTCCGCCAGGGCCATGAGGCTGGCTTCGATGTCGCCCGTCAACGCGGAAGTAACTTTCATGCAGACTCCCCCGGGATTGACTGGCAAACTAGGTCCACGTATTCACGGCGCGCGTGATCCGGCAGAACCGCCTTGATGTCGTAGACGACGCCATCGTGAACCAGCCTCATCGACGCCGACAGGTCACGCCGATAGCGCACTCGATAGCTGGCCTTCACAAGCGATATGGCGCTTTCGGCCTTGATCGCCCCTAGCCCCGTCAACCTGGCCACGTTGGCCCAGATGCGTGCGTATTCCACATATTCATCAACGAGCTGCCCGCCCGGGGACCGTACTTTGTCGCGTCGCAGAATTACGACACGGCAGTTCAAGCTCCCTGCCTGAAGCATGGTGCGCCCCCTCAGAATTGCTTTCGATACCAAAGCAGCCGCTCAACGCCCAGTTGCACCTGGTTCGATACCGCACCGATCACAGCCCCCTCGCGGTTGGAGTACCAGTGTCCGACCAGCAGCAAAATTGCCTGTTCCACGTCCTTGGTCACCGTCATTTCGTCGGGGCCCGCGGGCTCGCCGTTTACGATGCGGCGGTCGCAGTGCTGCTCAACATGCGCAACCGCGGCGTCGAGGTAGCCCTGCACCAGCGTATCCTCGTCCGTGAAATCTGGATCCAGGCGCAGATGGCGCTTGACCAGAGAGACGTCCATTACGCAGCCCCGCCGACGTCATTGGCCTTGCCAGGAGCCTTCCTGCCCACGGGCGGCTTTATCGGTGCAGTCGCTTTGTCGACGGAGGGTTGCTCCTCCGCGTCGACCGCACTCACCAGGCCCTTGCCGATAAGCATGTGCGCGTACTCACCGTCCGCGTTATCGAACACCTCGCCGGCGCGCACGCGGCCGGATCCGTGGCCCAGCCTCGTCGCGTCACCGATGAAGCCCCATTGCGCTTTGATCTTCATGATTTCTCCTGAAAGCCAGGACGGCGATTGCCGCCCCGGCGCCTTCGACTTAGGCCGCGGCGAAGCGCCCCTTCACGAAGGCATAGTTGCGACGAACGGCCAGACCGAGGCGCTCTTCCACCAGCAGCGCGCGCTGGTTCTTGATGAAGTCGTCGTTGATCATGCCGACCTTGAACAGGAAGCTCATGCGGTCGTAGATCGTCGCGCCGCGCTGGAAATTTCCCACCAGGAATTCGCCACCGGTATCGGTACCGTCGCCCTCGTCCATGCTGTCCGAAGTCACCACGGGGCGACCCCACAGGATCGGCGTGACGAAGCCCTGCAGGTTGGCAAACAGATAGCGATTCTGCGCGTCCTTCTGCAGTTCGATGTTCATCCAGTCCAGTTCGGTCATGACCGTGGCGTCGGCCGTGAGCTTTGCCTGCTTCCGCACCTGGTACAGTGCGCGCCGCACCGTGTCGATGGACGTGTCGCCGGCCTTGGCCAGGGCTGCGTCGAAGGTGGTGGCTTGCGTCATGACGCCGGGCAGGTTGTTACCCGTCCCGTCGCCCTTGAGGATCTGACCTTCCTCTTCGAGCTTCAGGTCATAGCGCAGCAACTGCTGCAAGTAGCCGAACAGTTGCGGCACGTCGTCCAGGGCTTCGTCGGAAACCGGAATCCAGACTGCCAGTTTCTTCACCAGGTCGGTCTTGGCTTCGAACGTAACATTGCTTTGCGGCTTGGTACCGCCTTCTGCCACGGGACCCGCACCACGGGTGTGGAGCAGTTCCTTGTAGTAGGTGAAGCTTTGGCCCGTTACCTGAACCGAGGGGATCAGGTCGCGGATGCGCAGTTCCTGGCGGGGAGCCGTCTGGATGGTGGGGTCGAACTGCGGCGGAACGATGCCGGCGCTGGTGACCTTGACTTCCTGCATGGCCGCCATGTCGCCCTTGCTGATCTCGATTTCGGCCATCGACTTGCCGTTGTCACGCAACGCCTTGTACTCGCCGTGGTCTTGCACGAAGTCGATGAAGCCCTTTTTCTCGGGCACGCGGCCGCGCAGCGATACGCCTTTTTCCTCGATTTCCAGCACCTTGTCGACGATCTTCTGCAGTTCGCCCTTCTGGTTTTCGATGGCGGCCTTGAGTTCGGACGTGACGGCTTCGCCCTTCTGGATGGCTTCGGACGCCTGGTCGTACTTCTTCTGCAGACCGGTAAAGCCTTCCTTGAGCTGCTTTTCCAGGGTTTCACGCATTTCTTTTACATCGGTGGTCATGTAGACGCTCCAAATAGATCTTGAAAAGATTGAGAGAGATTTTTCAGCTCGTCCACGATCGCCGTGTCCGCCGGCGCGCCGTCGCGGCGGATGGCGGGAAAGCCGAGTGAGGCAACAGCAGCCGCCTCTTTTTGGGAAAGGCCCATGCGATCACGCAGGGCGGATTCAAACAGCCGGATATCCGACTTCACGCTGGTGATCTGTGCCTCCGGATTCATGCCGAAGGGCACGAGGGAGGCTTCCCACAGTTCCGCTTCCTTGATCACCCGGACGGTTCGGCCCGAGCGCTCTTCGTAGGCAGCGGTGATGGTGTTGAAGCCGATCGACATGGAGTCGAGCGGGCCGCCGTCGCGCATCAGCTCATAGGCGTCCTTCGCGTAGCTGACGTTCAGATTCACGCGTCCCTTGAGGTGCAGGCCATGCGAGTCCTGGGTGAAATCAGCAGTGCCGACCAGCTTGCGGAGGTCATGAAAAAGGGCCAGCTTGAGCTGGCCCGCACGGGTGGTTTTGACCTTGATGAACGCCCCCGGGAGGATGATGTCGTCGCCCAGGTCCACGTTATTGAAAACCGAGGCATACCCCTCGAAGTTGCCCTGGTCATCGACCGCCTTGACTTCGAACGGGCATTCAACTTTGCTGAGCATTTGCACTCATCTCCCACCGGGTGACCCGGTTATATTCCTCGCCGACGAGGGGTTCCATGTTCTCTTTGCGCCGGACCTCATTGACAGACATCCAGCCAGAGCCATTCGAGCCGCCCAACGCGGCCTGGTAGTACTGAGCCCGCGCCGAGCTATCGGCCCGCAACAGGCCTTCCACCACGAACTCCAGAAACAGGCCAAGCTTGGAAAGCAGCTTTTCGTTGATCTCGTCCTCAATAGCGTCGATGTACGGCTTGAGGCCGAACGTGACGAAGGCGCTTTTCTGCTGTTCCAGGTTCGAGCCCATAATCGAGGTCTTGCTCGCACGGTTCGCCAGCCACAAGGGCACACCCCAGATGCCGGCCAATGCTTCCTCTTGGAACTGCTGCGACTCGATGAACTGGCTGTCCTTCTGGCTCAGCCCCGCGGGCACGATCTTTGGATTTCCCTGCAGGATCGCCATCTTGCCGATGTCGGCCGCATCGGCCTGGCGCACGTCGGGGAACTTTGCCAGCACCTGCTTCTGCTGCTCCTTAGTCAGGAACTGCTCATAGATCACGTAGCCGCCGGTGAATCCGCCCTTTCGCATAAAGCGGGCCGACCAATTCTGTCCAGCCTTGGCCAAGCCCATGGATTCCGCCTGAAATTCCACGGGAGACATGCCGCAGATACCATCCGCGCTGAACAGCTTGAAGTGCAGCATGTTCTCCGGCGATACCGGGAACCGATGGCCTCTAAGCGTGACCCAATACAACAGGTCGTCCGTCTCCGTGTCGATCTCCACCGCATCCCAAGGCAGCGGGGTCAGCCCCAGCCACTCCCCTTTCTCGTTGCGCTCAATCAGGTTGTACGAGTTGCCGACCAGCGCCATGTTGACCACGGCCGTCTTCAGGAACGTCAGCCGCGTCATGTAAGGATTGGGCTTGCGCAGAAGCCGCAGCACGCGGCGCTCTGCTGCCGTTGCGCCCGCCGCCTTCAGGCCCGTCGACTCGACATACAGCGGCGCGGGAAGGCCGCCAACGGATTCGCTCAAGATCTTCGTGCAGGTCCATATGATAGGAACCGTCATCGCCTTCTTGGGCGTGATCCGCTCGCCGGACTGCGTCCGCTTGCCCCCGACGGACATGTCCACTTCCACGTAATCGCCCGTATCAGGGTCGGTGTAGCCGAACATGCGCCAGGTCAGCGGGTTGTACCAACGAAAATTAGTCATGACCCGATCAGCCCAAAAAATCCGTTTTCAAGGTAGTCATCCAGCCCGGCGGTATCCTCCACAAGCGCGTTCGCGGCGCCCAGGGCCATCGCCAGCGCGACGGCAGCGTCGATCTTGTTGACCGAGCGCAGCTTCGATAACCAGTGGTTGCCCCACTTATCTTCCTCAGCAACCGCCGACATCATTGCGGACACCAGCACCGGGTTATTCCGGATGCGTATGCGACCTTCGAGTAAAGCTTCTTCCAAGATCCGAACCGATCCCGGCATCCACATTCCCTCAGGCGGTTCCCGGCCGGCCTGTTCAGCCGCTTGCACCGCCGCCTCCAGCGGCTTGCCCTTCTTCAGTCCGCCCTGGGGATGCTCCGCGAAGGGGATGGAAAGACCCAGCGCGGCCACGTCTTCCTCAAATTTCCTGAAGGCGTAGCGGTCATAGGCCACCAGCTTCACCAGGAAATCCCGGTCGTACTCGGCCAGCGTCTGCGCTACATGGCGATAGCTGATCGTCTGGCCGGCCGGTGCGTGAAGGTGGCGGTGCCGGATCCAGACGCTGTACGGCAGCTTGTCGCGCAGCTCGCGGGCGGCCACCGTCTCGCCCGGGGTCCATGCCTCAACCCATGCGTCATAGGTCGGCTTGCTGATAGTCATGCGCTCACCGTCCACTTCGACTTCGACATCTACGGAGCCGGTTTTCACGACAGCGCCGAGCGCGGTAATGTCTCGGGTCTGCGACAAGTCAAGGCCCAGATAGATGTTCGCTCCGTGGTGTTCTTGCGGATCGAAGTCGGCCAGAGCGGGCTCAAGGGTGTTACGCGTCATCCAAGCCGTCTCCGCATCGGTCCACACGCAGAAGTGCAGACGCAAAATTCCGTTCAGCGCGCCTGGCAATGCCTTGGCCTGCGCCACCACGTCAGCCAGATACGACTCCGAGATGGTTACGCCCAGCAGCGGATTCGCCTTGATCCAACAGGATGGATCCTCAAGCGGGTCATCGCCCTCATCCAATGCGCACACATAGCTGAACGTGCGATCGTCGATCACATCGCCGACGAACGTGGGATCGTTCACCGCTTCGGTGTGGCCGGCCGCCACCTTCACCGCATGCTCATGCTCTTCCCAGCAGACCGATGTACGGTCGCTGCCGGAGTTGGTAATCATGAACAACAGCGGTGCGCGGCGAAATTTGAAGCCGCGTTCCAACATTTCGATGATCTTGCGATCGGGCAGTTCGTGCACCTCGTCCACCAACACGAAGTACGGGCGCGGGCCGGAGCCAGTTCGACCTGTATCCCGCGACACCGGCCGGAAGAAGCTTCCACTGGCGTGGTGCGCCATGTTGAATTCGCGGCCCTCTCCACCCGAGAACGACACACGCTTAGCAAGCGCTGGCGACTGCTTGACCATCTTCACCGCATCAGCGAAGAGAATGCCTGCTTGATCCTTCTTTGCCGCGGCGGAATAGATCTGCGCGCCCGCCTCATCGTCTGCGGTCATGCCGAGAAGCCCCAGGCCGCCTGCTAACGGGCTTTTGCCGTTGCCCTTTCCCTGCTCGACGTAGGCGCGCCGGAACCGGCGTGTGCCATCTTCCTGCATCCACCCGAAAAGCGACCCAATGATGAACGCCTGCGACGGCTGCAACTCGAACTTCCGGCCGTCGAACTGGCCCTCGGACAGTCGCAGGACACCCTCAAAAAACCGGAAGGCATAATCCGCCGCGTCCTGGTCGAAATACAAGCCGCGCTCATGCCCCTTCTCCAGGTCCAACAAGTGGCGCCGGCATGCGTTTCGCACGTGGGGCCCCGCAACTATCGCCCCGGCAACAACCGCTTCAGCGTATGCCGTGGTCCGGTCACTTGCGTTTGAAGAACGCGTCGTCCGGGTCTTCTTCTCCGCCTGGGTCATGCGCTACCTTGGATTCGTCTACCGGGGTCGCCCCCAACTTGGAAAGGATCGAACTCAGGGCCTGCGTCGCCGACACGCCGAACTCCGCGTCGGGGTCGTCCATGCGGGCCACCCAAATGCAGGCGAGCCGCAACAGAACGCGGTGCGAAGAGTTCAGCCACGGCATTTCCGCAGCGAAGTCCTTCCACGCCTTTTTCTGCGCGGCAGTCATCTGCTTGTAGGGAACGCCCAGCGGGCGAGTGCCTTTCGGCTTGGTCCGGCCGGCGTGGCGGCCAGGATTTTTCACGGCGGCGCCAGATACCGCGGCCTTGTCGACAGGAAGTCGGGAACGGGCCATTTATCTGCTCATTTATTGATCAAAACCGGACCCTGTAGGGTCGTCCGGCGAATTGTGGATGCGCGTTCTTTCGGGAACGGTCGGTCTAGGCCGACGCCAACCCCATGTTTTTGCCCCCCCGGGGGGGTGGCCGATGCCTCTGCGGCCGCGTTTCAGCGGCTCTGGGCGCGCCGTAGAGCCGGGGCAAAGCGGCTATACCCCTGATCACGACACAGGCCAGCCGCCCTCATCACATCCCCGTATCTGCTTCGCCCCGCGTTCAAGCTTGGCTTGGTCGGAGTTGTGGCAGTCAGCACAAAGGCTGTTGAACGGGCCTTCCCAGAACTGCTGTTCCGTCTCGCCCGCCGGGTGCCCGTTGGCGTGGTTGCATACGCTGGCCAGGACCACCAGGCCGCGCCGCTCGCAGAACAGGCATAGCGGCTCGCGGTCCAGTTGCGCCTTGCGGGTCCTCTGCCAGCGTGCCGTGCCGTACAGGTGAGCGAACGCACTGCCGCCGCGCTGCCTGATTCGTCCTGCTTTCCCGTACATCTGCAGCGCTCCTACTTTGTCTCGTTGGGACGTAGCAGTACCGCCTCAGCGTGCGTCCTCTGATACTTGGCCCGTAGATGCTCATAGAGCGCCCGCGCCACCCGCTCCGGCATGTTCGTGGTATCGACGGTTAGCTGAGCGTCATCAAGGGTGATGACTCCGCTGAGCGGGCCCAATGTCAGGTCCAGCCTTGGCAGAGAGTGCGGCTCGAATGCCACATTCACTGCAACCAGATGGCGAACGGGTACGCCGTCCACCTCTACGTCCATGCGCCCACCATCATGTGTGATGGCATAGCGCGACTTCTGGCGCAGCGTCGGCGGCGGCGCGGGTGGAGTGCTTTCGGGGACTGCTGCCATGGCTGACCTCTTGAATTGGTGCCGGGTGCTACCTACTGCACACCGCCCGGCGGCGATGACCCAACCCCCGCACGCCATGCCCAGCGTGCGGCCCTCGGTAGCGGAAGGGTAGTGATTTCTTTTGAACAAGAACAACAATAATGTTGTACTGAATAACATATGTGTTGTATAATAATTCCATCGTAACAACACAGGGGAGGTGATGAAGTACAGCGAATTCAGACGGTGGCTGCTACGGCAGGGGGTGAAGTTGGAATCCCACAAATCCGGTAGCAGTCACTTCAAAGCAACCCTAGGCGATCGAATGACCATATTCCCAGACCACGGCAGCAAAGAGATAGGCACCGGACTGGTGAACAAGATCAAGAAAGACCTAGGCCTGAAGTAAGAACCGAGGTGGCCCGCAAGGGCCGCCTCTTACCGCCGTACCGATCCGCCCCCAAACGAGGAAAGACCATGTTGACCTACAGCTACACGCTGACGCCGGACACGAACGGCACCCACCTGATCCAGTATCCCGACCTGCCGGAAGGCGCCGCCGTGAGCGAATCGCCGAACGCCGCCACTGAAGCGGCAGAAGGTCTGGAGGCCGTCCTGCAGATGTACATTGACGCGCGCCGGCCTATCCCCATGCCCAGCGGCGTAGGGGATGGCTCGGTCAACGTCGGTGCCATGCGCACCGCTAAATTGCTGCTGTCGAACGAGATGGTGCGCCAGGGCGTGCGCAAAGCAGACCTGGCCCGCCGGCTGGGCCTGCACGCCCCCCAGGTCGACCGCCTGCTGGATCTGAGCCACAACTCCAAGATGGATGCCATCGAGGCAGCCTGCAACGAACTCGGCCGCCGCCTCGAAGTCTCGCTGACGTAAACGGAGAAAATGCTGTGAAGAAAATGGACTATGCGGAGTTCGAAGTCGCTTGCAGGGAATTGGCGAAGGCCACGTTATGGACCGGTGGTGAAGCCTCGGCGGACATTATCGAGACGCAGGCGCACAAGCTCATGAAGCGGTGCGAAAGCAATATTGCCTACATAGCGGATATGGGCCGCGATCCCAATATGCTGACGCGCGCTATCCGCTATATCGCGCACACCCACGCCATCCCACCGATGGGAACCGACATCGAGTGGTTTGCAGCCACGGTAGACTGCTTGATCGAACTCGCGGTGCCGAACACAGGACAGACCGTCGAAAGCGCCGCCTTCCTGCACGATGTGCAAGAGGGTATATCCGAGTGGACCGCTGCGAACGATTCCTGAAAGTGGGCCGACTACGCGGCGGGGCTGCTGGTTGCTTGGTCACCGAGCATTTCGGCGGGGCATTCGAAGATCGAGTTGTACGGCAGATCTTCGCTGTACATCCGCGTGGACGCCCCCGCCTTGATCGCCGCATCGCACTGCACGCAGTACGTTTCCGCGCCCTTGCGAACGATCTGGGTGAAGTTGCGGAAGTAGCCCTGGCAACGGTCACATTTCATTTGCAGCATGACGATCCCCAATGGGAAAGCCCCGAACGGAGGATCCGTACCGGGGCCTGATAAGTTGTGATGGCCGGTGCTGTGATCTCCGGCTTGGGTTGGGTGCCAGCGTTTCAGCCTCAGCGCCGTCGTGTCCTACGGCTCGGTATGCCCAACTACCTTCTCCGCCAAGGCGGGTTCCACTAAGCGCATCAGCCTGCGCAATCATCACGGAAATTGGAGCGGGCTGCGGGAATCGAACCCGCGTAGGCGGCTTGGAAGGCCGCAGCCTGACCACTCGGCCAAGCCCGCAGATTGCGCGGCTGGGATTCGAACCCAGGGACTACCCAGTATTGGGTGCGCGCCCCACTGGACAGTCTGTAGCGGCATCACCCTTCGGCCGGCCTTTCGGCAACTCTCGGGCACCGCGCAAAAACGAAAAACCCGCCGGCTTGCGCATGGCGGGTTCATTTGGACGGACTTCTGAGGAAATCCGTTATCGCTGATTATGGCGGGCGTTTTCGCCAAAGTCAACGATCACGGAATAAAGCCCCCGTCGCGCAGCAGTTTTTCGGCGGTTGCGTGCGCGGCCTGCTCAACGCCATAGATCGGCTCCGCCCCCTTCTTCTCTCGCGTGCCGCGTAGCCAGTCATTCGCCTTCGCGCTGGCCCGCTCGACGCTTCTGACTTTGCAGGCGAACTCATCGGCCAACGATTGGAGAGTTCGAGCGCTGCCCCGGTCGTAGTAGCGGCGCACCAGGGCGTACAGGAGCTCGCTATGGGCGGTGCGCATGGAGAGGTACGCGCCCAGCTCCGCCGCGACCTTATACAACGCCGCTACCCAGGCAGGGTGATCCGCCTCGCTGTGGCAATGCTTACAACTGGCCACGCGCTGACCATACCGAGCGTGCAGCACGGCCACGTGCAGCGGATCCAGGTTCCGTTCCAGGAACTGTCGAACCTTGCCGACCTCCGCGCAGCCGTCGGCGCCAGAGAGCGGCCCAGGCTCGCCCAGGCGCATATCTGCCGCGCGGGCCATCGCCGGCCGGTTCAGGGTATGCCGTTCTTCGCTGAATGCGTAGGCCAAGGCCACAGCGAGCCGCGGAAACGGCGCATTGCGTTCTGTCATGCTTCCTCCGGCATCGCGTAAACGGGATACACGGGCGGCGGTTCATTGCTGCCACCCGCTATGCGCAGCCAGGTGTTCATCTGCTTGCGCGCGTAAGCATCGTGGCGCGGGTGTCCGGCCCACAACAGCATCCATTGGCCGCGCTCGGACTCGCTCAGGGTCATAAGGTGCTTGGCCAGCAGACGGTCCAGGGTGGCGCGGTCGACAAGTGCCACGCCCCCCCGGCAACGCCAGCAGCGACACGGCGCATACGCCATACCTGTGTCATAAACCGGGTCCGCAATTTGATGGGTTCGCGCGATGATCGCGCCGGCCGCCTTCTCCACGGGGAGCTCCAGCCAAGTTTCGGGGTCGTTGTGATCGAGCATGATCAGGTCCTCAAACGATTCCAGGGTTGTAGGGAGGGACGCGCAGGTAGCGCGCGACCAGCTCAACCGCAGAGCCGTCTCGGACGGACTTCTCGGTAAAGCGCAACACCTTCCAGCCCGCGAGGGTGGCGGCGTTGTACTTCTCGGTGTCGGCGACGAACCCGGCGCCCCTGGTATGGCGCCCGCCCGTCCAAACACCGCCTTCAATTTCGACCGCGAACTTCTGCTCGGGCCAAGCAAAATCGAACCTCCAGAGGCGCGGGGGCGCGAAACGGAATTCACGCTGCGCCTCCAGCACCTTCAGGGCGCGCAGATCCCGCGCAAACAGCTCCTCGAGCTTGCTCGGGGCCTTGGGGGTGCGCCTGGCCGCCGGCCTGGGTGCCGCGAGCCGGACGGGGCGAGTCGCCATCACGCCGCCCCCAGGCGTTCGAGCGCCCTGTTGTGGCAATTCACCAGGATCGTGTGCCATTCGCCGCGGCGGGCCCAGTAGGTCCGGCGGCATTCGTCGACTTCGACCAGGTTGAATTCCTTCATCTGCACCAACTCCGCAAGCCGGCTCTCGATCTTGGCCGGCAGTGCCTCTGTGTTCTTCTGTACCGTCATCTACTTGCCTATGCTGTTGTGCTTATGTCGATCCGGCTTGGTGGACAGACCTCGCCCATCCAGGGGAGGCCTTCACATGCTGTCCGTCTCGGAGCCACATGACCCGTCAGCCTTTCCGATCAAGGGTGCTAACTTCGCCGCCCTCGCCCCTGTCTCAGATCTATCCCACAGTAGGAGCCTCTTCCCCGCGCCGCTGTCGTTAAGCTATGTCCGACCAGCGCGGGTGCCGTGCCGCCGCGTTACTCGCCCATTGCGGCCCTCCGAGCGGCCATCAGCTTCATGGCGACGGGAAGCACCCCGGCGCGCATGTGCAGGTCGTTGGCGTCCTCGCCGATCACGTCGCTCATGCAGTAGGCCAGGCCGGCATCCTTCGCCGCCCGCTCGCCCGCCCCGCTCTTGTCGTTGTCGGCGAAGGCGTACTTCTTGCCATGCACGTGCCCGGCGGCGTAGCGCAGGTTGCTATCGCTGAAGCACACCAGCACGGATGCATTCAGGCGCAGATGCTTAATTGCGGCGTCAATAGATAGGCCGGTGGCGTACCCCTCGCACAGGACCGTCTCAAGGGCCTTGCTGGGGCCGATGCGCAGCACGGCGCCCGTCGCCCGCATCCCGGTGGCCATGCGCTTGACCCACGCACGCTCTGCCGCATCCCAGCGCACCGTCTGCACGCCCAGCACGCGGTTGTCGGAAACGTCGCGCATGGGGATCACCAGCGCATCGTCAGGCGCAACGAGGCCCTTTGCGTCAGGGAAACCTTTGCGATGCAGATACCCATGAACCTGCGGCACACAGCTACGGATAAGCGTCTCGGCCTGGCGTGCGGCCCGGACCTGGCGCGCGATGCGCTGCTGGCGCTCACCGTCGCGCTTGCGTGCCCATTCCCGCTTTTCCTCGTCCGTCCAGGGCTTGATCTCGCCTCCGTACCAATGGACTTCACCGTCACCGTCCCAGGCCATGACCCAGCCGCGTTGACCGTCCCAGAAGTACGCGCCGTTCTTACTGCGCTCGTGCGCGGTCGTGGCGCAGCGCCGGATGCGGTCGCTCGGGTACAGATCGCCGACCAGGACGCCGCAAGATCGCGCGAATTCGCTAAACGTTTGCATTCGCGCCCCCCTTCTCCCGGCCCTTCAGGTACGCAAGGCGCAGTGAAGTGATCTTGCCCAGGGTGTTGCGCGTGGGCGGCGTGTTCGGCATGTCGTGGAACTTCCAATCCCACGAAGGCCAGTCACCCGTGATGTCGTGGAACAGTGCCCGCGCGCGCTTCTCCTGCTTGTCCTCGGCGGACTTCTCGCGTGCGTAGGTGCAAAGCTGCTCAAATAGGTGCCGGCGGTCGTCGGCGAGCTTCTTCTTGCCCAGCATGACGGGCAGCATTTCCCCTGCTTCGACCTCTACCAGCGCTTGCTTCTGCACCTCGAAGCCGCACGCCATACAGCGGCGAGCGAAAGGCGTATGACCGCAGGAGGGGCAGCCCTCGCGTTCAGATTCCTTGGTCTCGCGGCGGATCTCCTTGTCCAGCTTCTCGCCCGCATCCAGGGCGATCAAGCCGTTGTAGAAGATGTTCTCGAAGTCCTTCAGGAAGCGGATGAAATTGCCGCTGTGGTCCAACAGGATGCAGTCCGTCTTGCCCGTCTCGGGAGACGAACGCAGGCCGCGCCCCCACATCTGAATCGCAGTCGAAAGTGACTTTCGCAGGGGGCGGCAGTCGATGACGCAGCCCACGTCCTTCACGTCAAAGCCTTTGGCCAGCGCTTCAACGCTGATCAGTATGCGAATGATCGAATCGGGCTTCTCGTACTCCGCCAGCAGCATGTCACGCTCGGTCTGCGTCGTGTTCTGGCTGTAGACGGCGGCCATGACGCCGGCCTCGTTGAACTGGCGGCAAAGCTCTTCGCAATGAGCGATGGTCGAGCCGAAGCAGATGGTCTTTCGCCCTTCCCCGTGGCGGATCCACTCCGACACCACGTCGCCGACTATGCCCATGCCGCGTTCGGCGGCCGCGGCTTCGGTCCATTCGCCGCCGGCCGTGGCCGCGCCTTCCATGTTGACGCGCTTGGCGCTCAAGACGCGCATCGGAACAAGAATCCCCTGCTGGGTCAGATCGTTCATCGTGGCGGCGTTGATCAGGTTGGTGAACAACTTGCCCAGGCCAGGCGAGAACGGCGTAGCGGAAAGGCCCACGACAGACGCCGGGCATTTCTGAATGTGGTCGGTCCAGACGCTCAGTTGTGTGTGCGCCTCGTCGATGATGATCACGTCAGACGCAGGCCAGCCGCGGCTGCCCAAGGTCTGCGCGCTGGCGATCTGGAACGGCAGGCTGGGGTTCACGCGCCAGTGGTTGGCCTGAATCACGCCGTGATTGTTCAGGCCGTAGCTGTCCGCCGCCTTGCTCGTTTGGTTGATCAGCGCCACGCGGTCGCAAACAAAAGTCGCACGTTTGCCGCGCTGCAGGGCCTCATTCGCGATGCGCAGGCCGAGATAAGTCTTGCCCGCCCCCGTGGGCGCCATGATGAGCTGATTCTTGTGGCCGGCCCGGCGCCCGGCACGCAGCTCTTCGTGTGCGGATTGCTGAAAGGTCCGGGGAGGCGGAAAGGTTGTGGCGGCCGGCTCAGCCACGTCCTCGGGAAAGAGCGCGTGATTCATGCCGCCCCCGTCCGCTTCTCAAGCGCATCGAGCTTGCGCTTGTGCGCCTTGGCAGCCTTGACCGCCGCGTCCTTCTCATTGATCAAACCGTTAACGCGGGTGCGGAGTACGCGATTCTCTTCTTCGAGGCGCGCAATTTCCTTCATGGCAGCAGCCAACCGGTCGTCTGCTTCGAAGACGCGGCCCATCATCTGGTTGTCGGCGGCTAGGCGTTCATAGTCGGCCAACATTTCGGCGCGATGATCTTCACCCCCCCCTGAATCCGGAGGGTCCACGGGAGGCGTTTCCGCCTGGGGGGGCGGCGTCGGCTTCCGCTGCTTCGCGCGTGCAGCCTCTTTCACTGCGGCCGGGCCAGCGGCGACAAGCGCGGCTTGCTCTTCCTCCGACAGATCCGACACGGCGTGCGCGTCCTTCAACGACACCGCCCCCGACTTCACGGCCGCCTTCATTTCCGGGGCAGCCTCCCGGTTAACTTTCTTCGCCCGCTCGATGGTGGCAACACCGACGCCGGCAGACGCAGCCATTTCAGCGGCGGTCTTGGCAGGCAATTCCCTACTAGGCATGGAATTGGTGCCCTCTTCCGTTAAGTCCCTCCCGGGGAGGGACTTATTGGCGGCTGGGCGGAACGCGGGTTGCCACTGCCACAATTCGGTTTCGATCAGCGCCCAGGCGCCAGCGGACAGGTGGCGGCGCTCTTTGTTCTGCGCCTTCACGAAGTCCACCGGATCCACGTCTTCCGGAAGTTCCTGCTCGGGGCAGGACATGCCCAGTTCCTGGCTGGCGCTGTAGCGGTGCCAGCCGTCGATCACCATCCCCTCGTAGAGGGTGATGGGGTTCTGAACGCCAATGTTCTCTATGCTGTCCTTGAGCGCCTGAAATTCGGCGGCGCCCATGGCAGGGAACGCGGCAGACAGCGGGTGTTGAACGTATGCCATGCTCATGCGTCTCCGCTGCCGATCCAAACGGCGCCAGGAGCAGGCGGCGTGGTGGTATCGCCGGGAACGTGCTCGATCGCCTCCAGGGCCTCTTTAAGGCTGGACACAAGCCAGCCAGGCTGCGCACCGTGCTTTTCGGCTAGCGCGCCATATAGGCGCACATTGCTCTTCAAGGAATCCGCGGACGGGAAATCCTTGAGCGATGGCAGCACGCGGCCTTCGAACCGCTTTGCCACCGACTTAAGGGGCGACTCGGCGCGGTCGATGAAGTTGGTGTCGGCGTCAGTCATGGCTTGCCGCCCTTTCTTGCTGCACTTCCAGCAAAAGATGTTGCAAGCGCTGGACTACTTCGAAGGAGGTGCGCTTACCGCGTTTGCCTGAGAGGATGTGCGAGACCGTGGACTGCGACACGCCGGCCCGCCGCCAGACCTCGGACTGACTCAGTCCAAGGCCGATAAGTTGTTCAGCAATATTTTTCGCGTTCATGCCGAGAATAATATTGCGAATGTACTAATTAAACAAGTACCATCGCACTTGATTCAACAAATACAATTGCAATATGCAAACCTTCTCAGACCGCGTTCGAGCGCGCCGGATTGAGCTTGGCCTATCCCAGGTCCAGCTTGCGAAGAAAGCCGGCCTATCTCAATCCACCGTCGCGCAAATCGAGCGGGGCCGGAACTCGCGCTCCGCGCATATCCTCAATCTGGCAGAAGCCCTAAAGGTTCATCCCAGGTGGCTCGAAGGCGGTGACGGACCGAAGGATCAGAACGACGAAAGTTTGATTGATGCAGCTGTTCCGCCACGCGCCGAACCGTGGCCATTCCCCGACATACCAGAAGTTGAAGTACGTGCGCTGCCACCCGCGCAACTCAGCGCCCTGCAGGGCGCCATCGCTCTAGCGATCGCGCAACTGAAACTCGGCATCAAGGTAGCTCCGAAGCCAGCCGCCTCGAAGACCCAGCCTATCCGAGGCTCAGTGGTAGACATGGACTTTGCGGATGACCCGTTCCCCATGCGTATTGGAGGAATGACCGCGGCGCCCTGGGAAGGCGGTAAAACCACGCTTCAGTCCGAGCGTGAGGCTCGCGCCGGTACTGGCCTGTTGAGCGGGCTAGTCGCGAATGTGGGCCCAGGTGAACCACATGCGGCAAACGACAAGTTTGAGAAGGTGCCGGAGCTGGGAGACGTGCGTCTAGCAGCAGGCGACGGCATTGAAAATCATGCGGAAGCTCAGACCGGCGTTGTTCACTTTCGGCAGTCGTTCTTGCGCTCAGTAGGAGCGGACAAGGGACGCGGACGGGTCGTGTACGCCAAAGGCGACAGCATGGATCCCGACATAAAGGACGGTTGGGCCCTCCTGGTTGTCCCAAGCGATTGCCTGACTCCACGTGACCTCGTGCCGGGTGCAATCTACGCCATCAATTACGACGGCAAGATGTTGGTGAAGATGGTCGCTCGGGACGAACTCACGGGACGCTGGCTCGCGCGCTCGACGAATAGCCGGTACCAGGACGTGCCACTCCAGGGTGAGGGATCCGTCCGAATTCTTGGTCGAGTGGTGTGGGCCGGCGGTTTATTGCCGGTTTCTGATCAAGGGCGCTGGGTGCGCGTTAAATAACCCTTTCCGCCCCCGCCAATGAGGCCGCCTTCGGGCGGCCTTTTTTTTTCAAGTACAAAAACACTTGCATTTCATAAGTACATTTGCAATACTGCGAACGTGCTAGTGCATTTGGAGCACAAAAACAAAGACCCCGTCCGATTCGCAGTCGGCGGGGCCTTAGAAGCACAGCGATTCGCAGTCGCTGCACTCAACCTGGACAGCCTGAGGAGGCCAATATGTCCAAGCAAATTATCCGCCCGCAAGGCGCGGAGGGGATTTTTCACCCCTGCAATTTAGCACAAGCCCCTATCACCATGATATCTGGTGATTTATCCAGTGGCGTCGTCGACGGCTTCCGCGCCGCCGAGCAATGGCACATCCAGCTGTGCGCCAACGCCAAGGCAGCTTCGGGTTGCCTCTTCCCCTCCCTGCTCCGCCAGTGCTTCGCCGCCCTTCCTGAAACCGCCCAAGGCGATTTCCTGGATGGTGTCGGAGTGCTCTTCGTGGCGTCCGAAGTGTACGGCCGGCCCGTACCCGGCCGCCAGGACCTCCGCGAAGATGTGGGACTGTCGGCCATGTCTCGTGAGGAGCAAGACCGCTGGGCACAGGCTCAAGACGACGATGGAGGTGCGGCATGAGCGCAATTTATCGCTCGGAACCGCTGCGCTGCAAGGTCGGCGACAAGGTCCTCATCGTAGACGGAACCATCTCGCTCGCCGGCCAAATAGGAACCGTCGCATATGCACCCATTGAGGACGTCAGCCAAGAATGGCGCACCGCTGCGGAAGTCAGCCTCGCGTTTCAACATGATTGGGTCGTCGAGGTGCTCATGGCGCCGAAGGAGGTCAAGGCTTACGGGCGACAGTTCCAGACCAATCTCTTCTTGCTGAATGACAGCCAACTGCTCCCGCTGGGCGAGCCACGACGCATTGCACGCGCCGAACAGGCCGACAAGGCAGCCGACATGTGGCTCCCTCTGGTGACTGCCCAAGAGGTGACGCAATGAACAAGGCCAGTTTCCGCCCCAACCTCGATGAGGCTCGAATCTGCCTGGACTGCATGGAAGAACAAAAGGAACGTCTGCGTGCCCTTCTGAGTGTCATTCTGGACCTGGCGACGCCACACGGCGACCCCGACTTGACTACCCTCGTCAGCTTGGCCGCGGACGTGAATGAAGATCACGCGCGCTGGTACGACTTACGGAAATGCCTGGACATCGACCCGCCCTCGAAGAGTGGAGCTGCAGCATGAATAACCCCAATGGCATGACCTACCTGAATCGCGCACGCGAAGGGATATTGCACACCCTGGCCATCCTTGACGCGGCTGAAAAGCTTCCCGTCAATGACATTGCCGACCTTGACGTCCTCATCGGCGCGGCCCGTGATCTGCTTGGCCACCACCTGGAAGAGGTCGATAACAACCTCGACGCCCTGAAGGCCGGAGGTGCAGCATGACCCCCGCTCAAAAGAATCTCATCACGCCGGCTGGAATCTACGCCCTTCTTCAAAAGATCAGCACGGACATAGATCAGATGAGCGCGCTGTTGGCTGCGATTCAAGATCGCGCGGCCGACGAGCCAGGAACCAAACTTGGCCTGCAGCTCGAAACGCTGGCTTGCATTGGCGTGGACATCGCCGAGCGGCACGGCGACCTCATGTGCGACGCCATGTGCATCTTGCGAGACGTAATCGCGCAAGGAGACGACCGTGCATAAGCCCCGCAATCCCACCGAGCAGCTCGCCGCTGCCGTGCGCGGTCGCGCACTCTACGTTCGCCTGTACGACAAGGCCACCGCCGAACTGTCCGAGGTCAAGGCCGACTGCGCCGCGATGCGAGAACGCTGCGCGACGCTCGCCAGCGCGCTGGAGATCACGACCAGCATTCTCGAAGCCTCGTCGGACCCGCACCTGAAAGCCAGCGCCCTGGCGGCGCGCACCCTGCTGAATACCGCGGGGCGCGCCCCCGCGCAGGAGTCCCCGCAATGAAAGACAACGTAGAATTTCGCGCCCTCTTCTCGCTGCCGCCGATTTCCCCGAGCGCCAGCACCGCGATATCCGTTCCCGAAATGCCGCCGCAGCAGACAGTCACGGGCGACCGCGAGGTCGATGCCGTGCTCTGGCTGCAGCAGGTGGTCAAGACCGGAAACCAGAACCTGATCGACAAGGCAATGGAAGCGGCGAAGCGCATCACCACGCCGATGAAGACACTAGGCGAGCGGTATGCGCAATACGTCGCGCGCCAAGGCGGTCATCCGCTGCAGGTCGCATTCGCCTCGTTTGGATTCGGCGATCTGGAGGGCCAGGCCAAACGAGCAGTCCAGGAGGCGGCGCGACGCCACGAAGCGCTGGCCCGATTCGGCGATGAGGATACGGCGTTTGCCGAGACGCCAGCGGAGAAGGCTTGCAAGAAGGCGTTGCGAGGCCTGAAGCGCGACGGCAAGTTCGACAGCTACGACGACGCTGAGGCCCTGGATCGGTTCAACCACACCCCTGACCTGGCGCCGGCCACCATCGACGACTGCCTGTATGCCCGAGCCTACTGGAACAAGCTGCATTGGCTGCGAGCGGCCATCGGTGATTTCGGCGATTCGAGGCCCCAGGGGTACGCTCACGAATGCTACTGCCTCGCCATGCTGGCGCATCTGCACCCGCGCAACGCCGCCGAGGCCTTGACGGCTTTCGATCACCTGGACGCCGACGACGGCACCGACTGGGAACGCGCGCAACCCATCATCCGTAATCTGATCGCCAGCGGCTGGCGCGCTCGCGGAGGTGCGGCATGAAGCAATCCGACCTGCACCACCTGCGGCGCCTGCTGGGCTGGCTCAGCACCAAGGTCCGGAAGGAAGGGCCCTCAGCGCCCCTCGTTGGAGAGGCAGAGACATATGCATCGCGCCTGCTCAGTGCTATGACGTATCGAAAAGTCGGGGTATCGACGCTTGCGGGTGCGACCGGGATGCACTATCAAGGCGTGAAGCAGGCCATAGAAGGGAGATCGAAGTCTTTCAGCGCCGCGAACAATATGAGGGTTGCACGATTTCTGGAAATTTCGCCGCACTGGCTAGCAACCGGACAAGGCGCCATGCTCGTCCCTGATGCCACCGTACCGCCCTATGTTGTGGATGCAGTCAAGGCGCTCGAAAAGGCCCTAGCTGCCGGCGGGCGCGACCGTGGTGTTGAAACGGCCAGCGCCACCGCTGAAACCCGCGCCAACATTGGGCTCGCCCCTGGTGCTGGTGCCGGGCGCGAGCCGGCCTTGGACGACGTCCAGATCGAGCTCGGCTTGGCCGAGATCGGCGTCTACGTCTGGGGGCAGCGGGGCGAGGACTGGCTTGCTGGCGCCGAATATGCTGCTCGACTGCTGCGCGCCCCCGGACTTAAGCCCCCGCCTGTGGACACAAGCTCTGGACATAGCGCCCCCGCCGGCGGAGAAGCAACACAATGCGCTGCGTGCGAAGGGAAGCCATCCGGCGACAACATCCCGTGCGCCGTTTGCGGGAGAGATGCCGCGCCCCAGGCCAGCGCCGAGCGCGGCGAAGTCGTGGTGACGTGGGATGCTGATCGTTCGCGCATCCTGGCCGTGACACGCCAAGATGAGGATGGCCGAATCCTGAGCGTGATCGCCGAGGCCCCCGCGCCTACCACGGCCAAGGAAGGAGAACGTTGCTGGTGTGAAACCTGCCGCCCCATCACCATGGAAGATATGCGGATGGTTCTCTGCCCGACCTGCGGCAATAAACGTTGCCCGCGTGCCAACAATCACCGCAATGCCTGCACTGGAAGCAACAGACCAGGCCAGACTAGCAGTGCGTACCCCGCGCCCGCAATTGGTACGGCGGATGCGGGGCGCCTTGTAGCGCAACTGCGCGAGTGCGCCAAAACCCTCGGGGCCGATCAAATCGACGAGCACCGAGCAATGCGTGCGTATGCTGACACCATGGACCTGCTTGCCAAGATCCGGCTCGCGCAGCGGGGTGACGCATGCTAACGTTCGCGCAATCCCAACTCGTGCCGGCCTGGCCAACCCTTTTCCATGGACGAACCGAAGAAGCCGCGCCGCAAGAAGACGCCGCCAACCCTGTATTGCTCGTTCTGCGGCAAGCCGCATTTCGAGGTCCGAAAGCTGATTGCGGGGCCCAAGGTGTACATCTGCGACGAGTGCATCGACTTGTGCAACGAGATCATCTCGGAAGAGGAATTCGAAAGCGCCAAGGACCAGCCGGCGAAACTGACGGCCTACATCCTGCGGCAGCAGAAAGCCGTCCGGGATCATCAGGAACGGGTCATCGCGGCGTCCGAACTCTTGGGGGCAACCCTCGCCCCCGGCAGCGACACCCGGCACTGACCAGCGCGCGCCAGCAGGCGCACACTGCGCGGGAGGCCAAGGCATGGATCTGACCACCTTGACCACCCTTCTGATCCACCGCGGGCACGCCAAGCTGATCCAGGAATTGGAACGCCAATGGCCGGGATGCGGCGCACACGTGAAGCGCAACCAGGTCACTGGCGTCTATGACGTGGTCTGGAGCCAGCTGCTAGCCCCATCTGTCAGCGCGCTCATCGGTGCCTATGTCGAAGCCTGGAGGGAATGCCTGCGCTACTCCCTGCACGTCGCTCATGAAGCCGCGGCTTTCCCTAGTGAGGCGGTCGTCGACAGCTTCCAGCGCCGCAGCAAGGAGGCAGGCAGGCGCTCCCAGCGCCGCCGTGAGCCGGCCACCCCCCAGGGGGTCCGCCGGCATAACGCGGAAGCGACCGCCCGCGCCAACCTGGAACGGCTGTTCGAAGGCCCGGATGGGGATGAATCATGACCATGCGCTATGATTCCGCTGTCACCGGACCAACGGTGAACGGGCGTGGAAACCCGGCCTACCAGCACAGCCGTCCCTGCGAAAGGACCGGCTTACGCGTTCGCGCGTCCCCCTCTTTGGTGGCGCCGAACGGGGCCAGCTTCGGCTGGGCCGGGCCGCTGGTTCCGGTTTTCCACCCCCGTTCGTGCGCTGCCGCCCCCTACCCCCCCGATGTTCACAGAGGCCGGCCATGGTCCGCTTCGTGACGATACCGCGCGCCTCGGTGCTTACCGGATACACCGAGGACGCCATCCGCTCAAAAATCCGTGATGACATCTGGCGCGAAGGCAAAGAATGGATTCGGGCTCCGGATGATCGGATTCTCATCGACATGGAAGGGTACGAAAAATGGGTAGAGACGGGAGAGGTGTTAAAGCTGCCTCGGAAAGCAGCATCGAAATCACGTTCCAGTACAAGGGCCGGCGCTGCCGCGAGCGGATCCCTCTCAAGCCCACGCCCGCTAATTTAAAACGCGCCGAGCAGCACCGCGGCGCGATCCTTCACGCGATTGCAACGGGCGTTTTCGACTACGCCGCGACTTTTCCGAACAGCACACGCGCCGGCCTGTACGCAGACAGCCCGGCGCAGGTGCTGTCCGTCGAAAAGTACCTGGACGACTGGCTGGACGCACGCAAGCCAACACTGAAGGCCAGCACATACCAGGGGTATCGAAGCATAGTTGACGGGCTGCTGATCCCCCAGTTCGGGGCGCTCATGCTGAGCGAGTTGAAGTGGCCGGCGGTCAAGACATGGCTTGCAAAGCTTGGGGATGATCGCCCACCAAGCAACAAGCGGCTATCAAACATCCAAAGCTGCCTGCGGTCCGCGCTGGAGGATGCCGTAGAAGACGAACTGCTGGATGACAATTGCATGCGCGGGCGGCACTACGGCCGGCAGGAGCAGCCGGTAGAAGAGGGAGACGATGACGAAGTTGATCCCTTCACGCCGGGAGAGCAGGCCGAAATTCTGTCCAACCTGCCTGAGCAGACACGAAACTATGTTCTGGTCGCGCTCTGGACAGGCCTGCGGCCCAGCGAGCAGATTGCCCTGAACTGGTCGGATATAGATTGGAATCGGGGCGTGATCCTGGTGCGCAAAGCGATTACGCGGGCTGCGAAGGGCGTGGCCGAAATGCCCAAGACCAAATCAAGCCGCCGCGAGGTCAAGATTCTGGCGCCAGCGCTACAGGCAATCAACGCTCAGAAGTCCCACACCTGGGTAGGCTCGGAGCCGCACGGGGAATTGTTCCGAAACCCAGGAACGGGGGAACGATGGTCTAGCAGCCAAGCGGTCCAGAAAGTCTGGGCCACCGCGCTGAAACGGGCTAAGGTGAGATATCGACGCCCATATCAAATGCGCCACACGTTCGCCAGCATGATGCTATCGGCCGGTGAGCACCCGATGTGGGTCGCACAGCAGATGGGGCATCGCGATTGGACAATGATCGCAAGGGTCTACGGGAGATGGATGCCCGCAGCGGATGAACTTGCTGGGCGCCGTGCAGAGACCCTTTTTGGGACTTCCCTCGACGGCAAAAGCTACACACAGGCCGCAGCCAACCTCACTCCAAGAAGGTAG